ACAACTGCACGCGAAACTCTTTAACCACTGGATGATTCAATGGCTCCTGCCAGCAAATCAAAGGATTGATCACATTAAAAACGGAATAAGCCGAATAGTTCGGATATTCCCATTTTGCTTCTACTCTTGCCATTACGTCACATCCAGTCGAATGGTGCCGACAGACACTTGTGGAACAACATTAACACCGGCAACACTACGCACTTGTGCGTCAAGGAAAGTTGAACTGTCTACAGCGTCAAACTTATCTTTGTTGTGAGCCGTTGCCGTGACAGTGACAGTACCGTCGTCCCCTTCTGCCAATCCCACCACGCGATAAGTCTTAGGAACAGCACCATTGACTTCCTTAATTAAAAACAAATCACCAGCACTTGGCGCTGTCGTGAAATCATTTGATACAAGAACTGCAGATGCGGCGATAGAAGCATTTTCCCTGATGCTCTGCGTTTCATTTCCGATGGTTATTTCATAAGCAATGCCACTGGTAAAAGAAAGTGGTGTGTCCACATTGATGCGACTTGCAGTGGAGCCACTCTCTACCCTGCCAGCAATGATCCTGGCTGTCTTGGCTTCATCCGCAATCTCAATCAACTCTCCCGGCAGCAGGAAAAAGCCATCAGCACTCACCCTGAACGTAACTGTCTCTTTCTCTGTCAAATTGGTCAGCAAAGCCCATCGCCCCATCCTTTGCGCTTGACTCTGAGAGGTGCAACCAAAAGCACGCACCTCTAACTCCCTGTAGCCAAGCGTCTCAACAGCATTGCGGTCTTCAACATATTCAAGCTTCGTCCTGTAGCGATCATCCGGGTCATTCCAAGACACCAAGGCAACGGTCTTGCGAGCCTTGCGCCCAGTTCCCTCGTATTGAAAAGGAGGCGTGGTCACTTCACCACCATCACTCACTTCTTGAATGACATTGGATGAATTAAATTTACGGACGACACTGCCGGGCCTGTCTTGTGTTGGGACGATTTGACCGTTGGAGTAGTACAACATTCCGCGAAACGCAGCCGCCAATGAATTCAATACGTCATAAGCCTCACCTCGATTGTTGATATTGCCGTTGAACGTAAACCTAGGCTCCTTGCCCCCTCGACCATCGTCAACTTCTTCGTCGCAATACTTAGCAATCTCGTTCAAAGCGAACACGTCAATATCATCTTCTTTTACAAATTGACCGCAGCCATAGCGTTCATTGGTCAACAAGTCGTAAAACACCCACGCCGGATTATTTGAATACGCCGTCTTAAATGAACCATCCCAGACGCCCTTGGATGTCCTGTCGTCCGGATTGTAATTAGTCGGCACTTCAATTTTCAAGCCCTTAAGTTCTGCCGACAACGAAGGGACAGACCTAAAGCCTTCAGCATTCAATGTCACCCCAATCAGTGCGGTGTTGGGATAGCGAAAAGATTCATCCAAGATGCCGACGATTGCCTTAAAAATTAAATCGTCAACTTGCCTGATGTTCTCTGGGTCATCGGTTTGACGCTCAATGCGAACAGTCCAAGGCCCCTCTCCGCTTAAAGAATAGTCATATTCAAAGTCAACAGCACCTCTTGACTTGCCCTTGATTTTCTTAGTCTCGTTATGAATAACATCTCCCAAGAAGTCGATAATGCGAACCTTAAACTCCACCTCGGAACCACTCACGTCACCGCTATCTTCGTCCACTTGATATAACGCACCAATGCCAACTCTGACAACAACGGAGTTCAAGTCTTTATGGCTAGTTGTCACGGAAACAGGGCCACCTCTCTTTGTGGCTTTTACTCCCACAGATTGTTCAATTCTTACGTCAGAAAAACCGTTCAGCACGCGTTGGTCGTTGGCCCCCTTCCGTCGCACGATCTTTACTGCATCTCCAAAATTCTCAACACCTTCAGGAGTTCTGATTGGAGTGTCGTTTAGGTAGACGCTAGTTTCAGCCTCTCCAGTGGCATAACCTTCAATTTCTCCTTCACAGATGGCTACAAGAATGTTCGTTTCCGCTTTGCTTCGTAAATTGTCATCCTCTTCTTCGGGGGCATCGCTGCCTCCTTTACTACCGCCACCACCAGCGCCAGTAATCGCGAAAGGCTGCTTTTTCATTAGACGCTCACCTGCTCAGTGCTGATAGAAGATGAAATGACCAATGGAGCCTGAGCTAAGAATTGCCCGTAGATGATGGGCACCGGATAGCCTTGACTCGTCAACTCCGCAGCCCGGTCAAACATAAAGCTTTCTTTCTTTTTGGAGTCTCCTTTTGGGGTGGTCACTGGAGGAGCCAGCAGTGCCGCCAAGCCGCCCAGAAGCAAACTGGCACCCAACGAAAACATAAGAGATCCCACCGTGGTAAACGCCACCCCCGTGCCAAAGATGCCAGCACCGGCCGCTGCAGTGGCCGTGCCTACGCCAGGAACAAAAGCAAGGCCGATCAATGCTGCGCCAAGAAGAATCTTGCCAGCATTGCCTCCCGAACCAGCAATCACTGGAGCAATGATCAGACGATCACATGCCAAGTCCAATCCGTCATAGTCCATCCCTTTAGGGTCTTTTGTAATGAGCTTGAAGCCCATTCCTTTTTCATGCGCTGTATAAAGATATTCCTTGAAGCCATCAATTTGATACCCCAAAGCAGACAAAACCTGCTTGGAATTGTGAACATAAAAGCTGTATTCGCGACCAAACTTTCGGCCCAGTTCCCCCAACAGCTTCACCTTGATTTGCCTTTTCATTTCAAAGAAGATCTCGATGACGAAGAACATAAACCGTGCGCTTGGCCCAGTAGTTGCCCCAAATGCTGGTTTGAGACTGCCTGTCCATTAAATGATGATAGAAGACGTTACCTTCTCCTGTCATTACTCCCGCATGATTGGGCGAATCGGCATCAAGCTGCATCAACAAGAAGTCTCCCTTCCTTTCAGGTTTGTCAACCCTAGTAAACCCTTGGTTTTCGTAGTTATCAACAAACATTGTCCATCCACCACGCTCCCATTCACCATTTTCACCACGTTCAAAATCATCTAGCCGTATGCCAAATTCACGCCTGTAAAAGTCACGCAGCAAGCTATAACAATCTTGAATGCCATACGCCCAATCGCGACCAACATAAGGAGCGTTGCCAGTGGGGTCTGCATACACGCAAGTGCTGGTCTTCAATTCATAAAGGAACCAGGGCAAGTTGGTTTGCTTGCAAACCTGCACGTCATGAACAGAAAATCGAGCATTTCCATTGGAATGAGAATGGTAAACACATTCAATGTCGCCTTGCTCTTCGGCCAAGGCGTAATCTTCAGCCGCAATGGCAAAGTGATTTCCAGGATCAGGATGCCTGTTTTCACAAGGCATCAAAACGCCATCAACAATGAAGCCACAAGCTTCCTCCGGAGCTTTCTTGCGGCAATCGGCCGCAATCTGTTGCTTCAGGCTTAGGCTAATCATCGCGTGAGATTGGCTCCTGGAAAGCCTCCAAAAGGAAGAGGCTGATCAGGAAAGCGCAACTTGCAACTACTCACTTGCTTCCCACATATGTCAGCAGAGCGCAAAGAGCTGCCGGCTGGAAGGTTGTTGTTCGCAGTGTTTAATGCATCTATTGCATTGTCAAGCGCTGTTTGAGCAGTTTCGCGACGCGCTTTTGCATCGTCATATTCGTCTTCAGCATCGTCGCAAGACAGTGTTCCGTCCTCAATCTTTTCAATGGCAAACATTCGATAGCCGTCGCTATTCCTTTCGTTGCCTACGTTGTAATCTTCGTCATAACCAACCCTGCTAGGGTCAATAATCTGCCCATTCACAACGACCACAGGTTCAGCGTCTTTGGGCTGCAATGCAAACGTATTCGGAAAATCGTATTCACGTTGACCAGAAAATACGCCGTCGTAGTCGTTAATCACCTCATAAATGGGGCCGGTCGTATTGCTGTAGTCGTCGTTTGAAAATCCAGTATTAAAAGTCTTAAAGCTTGGTCGATATTCGGCATCTCCAGTTTTATTAGTGCCGCTCCAAAGTAAGAATTGCCCGCCAGTACCATCAATAGCAAATGACATCTCAGACACCTTTAGCAGGCTCTCGTCGTCGTCTCCGGAATAACCGCTTCGCCTCTCTTCGATAGTCACTGCATTCGGATCGCAAGCTTGCTCTTTGTTGGTTTTGGCCTCGGCCTCTTCCGCCACTCTTTGCTTAAGCTGCCTGCGTTTTAATGTCACATCCTCAGCGGCATCCATGTAAGCCTGCTCTGCGGCAGTAGGGTTGGGCGCTGAAATAACATTGTTAAAAGAATCGGCGACGGGGCCGCCGTTATAGCCACACTCTGTACCCCTGTACTTCCAAACACAATAGTTCTGCGTGACAATACGTTTTGGCAGTTGCA